AGCCAAACATATTAAAACTCATGTCTACTGCACTTGTATAAACTTTTACAACATCTGTTTGATTTAATGTTATACCTAAAACTATTGCTAGGGAATCATTAGCTGCAACTGATTTGCCATAATACAAATATTGTTTATCGTCAGCTCCAGCACCAGCCACATGAACACTTAATCTAAAAGTGATAGCAGAACCTGTGCGATTTGCTGCAACAATAGAACTGACAGTTGTTTGCGTCATATCTGGCACTGTATAAAGCACAGTAACTGTTGTTGCTGCTGGGTCTACTTGACCTAATACTTTAAGATTATCAGACATGTTTCATACCCATTAATAAAAATTGATGTCGTTTAGAAGCTTTGCTAGTAATTGTAGATTGCATTCTTTGTATAGTAGTAATCTTAACATTTATATCTTCTATTGCTTGTTCTATAGTTCTTCTGGTTAATGCTTCATTATTAGAGTCAAATTCTGTGTTGACTAAAGGCAATGCAATCGTTTTGATATCAGCCATTATCTTTTACCATCTGGTCTAATTTCTAATCTTAAATCACCCAATCTCCATCCGTAATCACTAGATGAATTAGATATTCTTAAAGCAGCTTGTCTGCTTCTGGCTCTTGTGTTTTCAAATGTAGAATTAGGAGTTACATTTATAGTTTGTAAAGTAGATAAATCTTGCAATGGATAATCTCTACCTTTAATAGTAAAAGTCACAGTATCACTAGTTGTTTGTTGGTCTCTAAACTCTATATCTGGTATTAATTTTGAAATAAAAGTATATCTTTCTCCATCAGGAGTTAAGTCAAAGTCACTTGATTCAATATATGATGAAAAACTATTGTCTTCATCACCATGACCCACTTCATGGTTATATGTATAATTTAAATTTGAATCATCATTTTTACTAGTTGCTAAAGGATTTTCATAAACAGATGCTTCATCCCAAGCTGTTCTTACAAAATTGTCTGAAGTTGTTCCTATAGACCAAGTGCCTTCTAAATAATTATACAAAACGTATTTATCAATTTCTGTACTTGTTCCTGAAGGATAAAACCACATAACTTCATTTACACTTTCATTAGCTCCGCCAAATGCTTTGTATGCTTGATCTTGATTTAAATCAGATAAAACATAATCTAAAACAGTACAAGGTAATCTTTCTGCACTTCCAGAATAAACATAAAATCCGTTACGATCCATAAAATAAACTCTATTATTTGCTGTTACAGCAGCATTAGGACCTATTAAAGACATTCCTTCGGCAACTTCTGTAAAAGAAAATATGAAAGGTTCGCCTACAAAACGCATAGAAATTATTCCTACGTCTGTCCAAATAAGTATTTCTTGTCTAGTTCTTAATGCACCTACAATAGTTGAGCCTTGCGATAATTGAACACCTCCAGCTTGATTCGTGGCAGTTGGAGTCCAATCTATTGCACTTTCTCTATCTGAAAACCTAACAAGTAAAGGATCAATATTAGAAGAACCTATAGGATTTGCTCCAAAAGCTATAACGTGTTTATCAACATCAGATGTCATAACTTGTAAACAAGCTGTTGGAACATCACTTGCACCACTTTCAGATGATAAAGCTACAGCTCGTGTTGTTAAACCATCAGACTTATCCCAAAAATAAAGACTACCTGCTCTAGGATTTACAATAGTATCATCACCAAAATTATCTAAAGACCATAATCTTAGTTGTCCATTTGCAGATATATCAGAAGATGAACCAAAAGTACCAGCACCCCAAGTTCCTGCTCCCCAACCAGTTGATCTTACATATACATCTAGTCCAGTATTTAATTGATAAGCAGCATCTGCTGCTGAACCACCATTTCCACTATCACTACTATTAGCAGTTACTGATACTGTAAAAGTAAAAGTATCATCAGTAGCAACTCCAGTTATTTGATGTTCAGCATTAAGAATAGCAGCAGTTACAACACCGCCTAAAGATACCGCACCACTTATTGTTACAAAATCACCTTCTACGCAACCATGATCATCATCAGTAGCAGTTATAGTTGTTGAACCATCAGTAGCTGAAAAAACAATACCATTAGTTGTAGTTGCTCTTATAGGAGTTATATCGTTATAAACATTACCACTTAAATTATAAAGTTTTTGATGAGTGCCTAAAATAACGTAACTTTCTCCTCCTGCTGTTTTGTAAGTAAATAATTTTCTACAAGTTCCTATGAATGTTGGAATTGCAAATTTATTCCAACCACCTATTCTTTCTGGCTTACCTTTACGAAATCTTACTTTATCAGCATCAAACCAACCACCTTCATTACTGTAGTTAGTACCTTCTTTATTTATTCCTGGTTTAAAAACATACTTAGCTAATGGCATATTAAACCTCAATCCATTCTTTTCCTTCAAACATAAGAGACTCTGCTTCTCTTCTTCTTATTAAACCTGTCAAAGTTTCTCCGCCTGCTTTATTCCATCTTCTTATTTGACTAGGTATAAGATGATAATCTCCTGCATTAAGAAGTTTTAGTAATGTAGATTTTTCTAAATTTGTTGGTCCAAGGTTATATACCCAAGCACATAAAGAATCAAATTGATTTTGTTCTAAAGGTACTTTAACCATATTATTAACATATTCTTCGTATTCAGTTATTTCTTCATTTAACATTTCGTTAGCTTCTTCTTGAGATATTTCCATGTTTTCAGTTACATTTTTAGTAATGCCATATCCAATAGTTAAAACATTTGCTGGACATCTATAAGCTTTTAATTCACATCCTTCAAATTTTTTAATTAAAGACAAGCCTTCTTGAGATATGTTCATTTTATTCTCCTTCAACTTTAGGTTTATAAGTAGTAACTTTTTTATAATAGACAACAACTTGTTTAAGTTCATTTATATATCGTTTTAATTCCTGCATGTTATAAGACATTAACTCGTAATCTGGTACAGACATAGCAAAAAAAACTACTTGCCCGTGTTCCTTTTCTACTCTTTGTAAAAACTCTTCTAAGTTTTTATCAGAAACTACATACCAATAGGGTTCTTTTAAATCTATTTCTCTAGGCATAATTGGTTGAGCAATCTGCCTTTCTAAAGGTTTAGTAACTATTTCTACACTTTGTTTACTTGGAAACAGGCTGCAACTGCAAGCCATCGTCAAGACTATCAATATTGCGACTAGCTTCTTCAATACTATTAAATACATTTTTTGTTCCCTTGTTTACTTTAGGTTCTAACAATCCAGGTTTAGCTGCTGCAAGTTTTGTTAAATTATGTCTTTTAAATATATCTAAATATCTAGTCATTTCAACTTCTATTGCTTGATTTTTGCTTTGTATTTCTAACAAACCTTCTGTTTGCAATTTGAAATCATTTTGCAAACTTTCTATTGCTAATTTTTGTTCTTGATCTCTTAATTCAAAAGCTTGGTTTAAAGCAGATAATCTTGAATTTTCACTCCAAAGAAAATAACCCGTTATACCCATAACCAGTATTACACCTATTAAAATTTTACTCATTTTTTATGCCCATGTATAAACTTGTAATGGTTTAGCTTTTCCCTTTACCTCTATTGGTTTTAATAATTGTAGCTTAAAATCAACATTTTTTGCAGTTTCTTCGCCTATTAATACTCCAACGCCTGCTATCTTCGTACTTGATTCTAATCTTGCTGCTACGTTGCATGGATCGCCAATAAGACTAAATGCAAATCTATCAGTAGCTCCAAAATTACCAGCAATACATACACCGCTATTAACACCAATACCTATAGCTATTTCAGAAATACCTTCTTTTTTGAATTTAATATTTAACTGGTCAATATTCTTTTCTATTTCTTGTGCAGCTTGTAAAGCTAATGTGTGATGATCTTTTTGTGGAATAATACTATTCCAATGGAACATACCCGCATCTCCAATAAATTTATCTGTTACGCCTTCAAATTTATTAACAGCTTGCACTTGTACATCTAATACAGCATTCATTATATAAGTCACCATTTCTGGTTCTACTGATTCTGATAGACTTGTAAAACCTCTAAGGTCAGTAAAAATAATAGAACAATCAACTCTTTTGCCGTTTACTTGGCATAACTCAGGGTTGTCTTGTAGTTTTTTAACCATGCGTGGATCAAGATACTTACCAAACTGTGCTTTAATTTGTTGTCTAAGTTTATATTGTTCTCTAAATCTTAAATAAAATGCAGTAGATGCAACGATAAACTGTGATATTAAAGCCCAAGTAACATCTATTAATAAACCTTTCTGTATTAAATAATAACCAGTTACTGTTGTTAATAAAAATAATAGACTGGTAAATAATATTCCTAAAGTTATTCCAAAAATATTTATTAAATACCAAGCCATAATGGTAGTTATGCTAAATATTAAAACTTCAAGTGCTAAACTCCAATCAGGAATATATGGACTATTTTCTATCAATATACTTTCAGCCAATGCAGCTTGTATAAAATGCGGTTCTAAATAACCTACAGGTGTACCTAGTTGAGGCATAATGCCTTTAGCAGTAAATCCTATAAAAACAAATTTATCTTTGACATTCATTTCTTGAAGGTCAGTTTGTGGAGTATTCACAAAACTTATCCACTTGCGACCTAATGAATCTACTGGTACTGGTGGTAAGCCTCTTACTCTTATTTCTTCAAGACCATTATCATTAGTTTTTATAACGTAGGTATCTGCTTCTGCTAATATCTTTAAAACTTCGGTTCCAAAAGCAGGAACCCATCCATCAGGAGTTCTTAATAATAATGGCAATCTTCTAACTAGTGAATCAATTTCAGGTCTTGCTACCGCTATACCTTGATTGGTACTTTTAGCTAATATAGGTATGTTTTGAGTTACCCCTGTAGCTAAAGTTCCGCCTACATCGTTTCCTAATATTACTGTGCCTGTGGTATTGGGATAAATCCCTTTGTTATTTTCAAACATAGCAAGAACACTTGGTATTCGTGCAAGGGAATCAGCAAACGCTTGATCTCCATTAACAGAAAGTCTGCCTTTATTAGGAAAGGTGACTACCCATCCAACACCTATTGCTCCTTTTTTTATTACCTGTGCGTTTATTTCAGAGAGCCTTTGTCTGGATAACGGATAACCACCCTCTCTATTTATATCATCATCTGTAATATTAAGTACAGTAAAATATCCTGAAGGTTGTTGTTTTGGTATTAAAGAGTCAAAAGTTTTTAACTTTAATATTTCATAAGGTTTAAATTCAAATAATATAGGTAAACTTAATACTAAAATTAAAGGCAATAAGCGTTTAATCATATTGAGTAATGGTAAGTGTCTTAGTGCAATTAGATACGCAGTTGTAGGTTGCTGTAAAAGACTTGTCGTTTGCTCCTGATTGCGTGACTCCTACGTTGTAGTTATCTCTATAAAAATTTAATCTAGCTGTATGATCTCCTGATCCTGATTGCGTTATAGAAGCTACGCCATTGTCTGCATCAGAGTACCAGAAGATATCTGCATCATGGTTGCCACTTCCAGATTGTGTGATAGTAGAAGAATTGTTGTCAGCATAATTGTAATTGTAGATGTACGCATTGTGTTGTCCTGTTCCTGATTGTGTAATCGTGGAGTCTGCGTCATCTCCAAAAGCGTACATTTTAGCGTACTTAGAGTTTCCTG